AGACCTCACACTCTCTCCCATGCTTTTGGCATGGAAAGAAGAGTGTGGGTTCTCCGGATCATTACAGGAGTGCATCTTGCACTTCCCTTTTAACTATCTTAAGAGAGTATGAATATGACCGGTTTTTCCCGCGTTAGACAAGATCGCTCTATCAGTCCACAACCTCAAACGTTTATCATCATGAACAGCCTTAATGGAGGTACTCCCACTATTGCAGTGAGCGACACCCACATATTAGGCGGTATAGATGATGTCTGTTCTGATGTTGTGATTCCTGGTTTTGCTGCCAAGTCTGCGGCTGGTCAGATCTTCAACAACCCCTTTCTTCACACCGTTACTGAAATGTACGGTGGTGGGGGCTCTTATTATGCACGCCACAATACCATTAATTCCATCTATTATAATATAGGTGGTGGTTCTGTGACAAAGTATTGTTTAGGCGCCGGTTCTCCGGTTAGCCTTATCGCTACTGCATATAAAGATAATGTTGAAGAGATTCAGAATCTTCGAAACAACGTTCTGCTTTTAGCTGTTAACAAAATTGACACTACAAGTACAAGCGTACTAGAAGATCTACTTGAGTTCAAGTCAACCATTGATACTATGTCACATCCCATTGCCACTGTATACGACTTGTCCCGGAAGTATCGGCGTGCTGCTTTGCAGCTTTACAACGCTCGGAGATCCGGCAAGCGAACAGGGCGTGGGGAACGTACACTCGGTCATGCTTTAGCTACTACTTGGCTTACTGCCAGATTTGGCTTTGCACAACCTTGTTATACGTTGATGAACTTGCATCAGGCGTACCTTGAACGAGATCGTGATTCACCGACTAGACGTAGAGTAGGCGCTGGCGATTTTTTAACATTCGACAACAGCCGCTCAGTCACAGAGGGTTACTACCAGTATCAGGTAACTGATAAATGTAGGCAATCCTTTAATAGTTGGTACCTTTACACCGCGAAAAAGCCGTTTACAGACACTTTTAGTGGCCATTTAGGTTTACGATTGAAAGATGTTCCAAAGGGTATTTGGCAAGTTATGCCAAGTTCCTGGGTTGTCGATCGCTTCGTTGACATCAGTTCCTTTATTGGAGCTGGTATGAAACTCAGTGATCCGACGATCAAGATCCTATCATCGGGTTATACGTATAAGGGTGAGTACACTTACGACATTCAAGTTGTAGGCTGTTCTTACCCTGAATTTACATATACGATAACTGGTGATAAACTTGGTTCAACCGGTTACTCTCTTCAGAGAGTCCCGGGTACCCCGACCTTTTCCGACTTCCTTCCTAGGTTTAAAAACCCTATAAAAGGTAAGTCATTCTCTCAAAATCTAGATCTGCTATCTAAGGCAGTCGCTAATCTTACGAGTAGCGCTCCTCGGGTATATTGATCTATACAAAAACCATAGGACATTTTATGCCTATTAACGTAAAAAGTGGCTCAGTCACTGTTTCAGAAACAGGTGGGGATTCCGTTGTTTATGCATTCCGTGCAGGCAACGACGATACCCGTCACTATCATGTTTTAGCAGACACGGATCTCCGTGTTCGCCGGACATGTACAGTGAGGAACGTTCCCCCCAGACCTAACGTCGGTAGTCCCGGTGGCTATACCCAAGCTAGAGCAACGATCACTTTTCGTGAACCGTTGATTTTGGCAAATGGTAAAATCACTGTTAATACCAGCAAGCATGAATTAGCGTATGATATAGAGGCTAGTACAGCTCTAAAGACACGTTTAATTAATGCTCAAGCTATTGTCGTGATTAATAATCCCGACATATTCACCAACGGTGAACAAGTAGCTTGATTTAGGTTGTTAATTTTAATCCAGTCCTGGAGTAAATATTATGAAACAAAAACTGAAAAGGCCACATGCTCTTTTCAACGCGGGTGCAATAGCAACAGCTGTTCACTCCGCAGTCACCTTAGACATGGATTCATCCATTTCGCCCTCTCACAGATGTATTGAGGGCGATCACGCTGATGCGATTCATTATTTCCATAAGAAACAAGTCAGCGAGCTCCTTAAAAAGTTCGTTGATCCTGGTAAACAAAAAGATGTCAAAGTTCTTGAAAGTCTTGCTATTGATGAATTTGTTAGCAATAACGATCGTCTGCTTGCTTTTCGTACAGGCATTGTGTTCCCTTCCAAGGGACTACGCTGCCTTACCAAGAATACACCAAAATTTGACAGAATTCTTTTGCGTGCCAGAGCACTCTGCCACACCGTCCTCGGATATCTTGATGAGGATGAGTGGTTTAGTGAGTGCAAACATGGAAATGGCGTGTCACAGGGAATCAAGTTTTCAAATACCTCATTAAGAGCTAAAATGAAACTTCCTATGACCGCAAGTGAGTCAAGTCGGTGCCTTTTTCAACGGTATGTCCTGTGGGACCGCAGATTGCTGTCTCATTTCCGCGGTGTTCCGCGGGATGAGGATTTTACTATTGTTAAAGGGTCTAAGCTAATCACAGTCGACAAAAAAGACGATGAGCGCCGTGTCATTGCACCTGAGGATACAGCTGGTATGTTTTTACAGCTGGGTCTCATGAATGTAATGTTCAAGTGCTTGTCTCGTTTTGGTCTGGACGTTGAGTGGTTGCAATTCAAGCATACCTCTTTGGCCTTCATGAGCAGCATTACTGGGCTTGATAGCACAGTTGACTGGTCAAAGGCTTCAGATAGTGTAATAATCGAGCTCGTGGAATTCCTTTTCCCCGGGTGTTGGTTCAATGCGCTGTATGCTACTCGATCTGAATATACCGTCTATAAAAAACGGGTTATTCGATTGAATATGATGAGCACAATGGGGAATGCTACAACCTTTCCTGTTGAAACACTCATTTTTTGGAGCTTAGCAGCTGCGGTCCTAGCCGAAGAAACAGAAAGCAACTCCCTGCTGATCGATCCGTCGATCTACCAGAGAGTCTCTGTTTTCGGTGATGATTGCATTCTGCCGTCATCTAGCACACCTCTTTTTCTGGATGTGTTACGCCACTTAGGGTTTTTGCCGAACATCGCGAAAACTCATTTTGGTAAAGATGATAAGTTCCGAGAGTCCTGCGGAGGCGATTACTTCGCCGGCCGTGACGTGAGACCCTATAATATAGGTTCTCCCCACAACTTGAAACCATCCTCGCTCGAACCATGGTTGTATACAATAATGAACGGTCTCTTAAAGAAATACATTCTGTATTTCGGGGACCTTAATTACGTATATGATATGGCTTTGTGGCGATTAATGGCAAAGTTGTTTCGTCGACATAATCTCCAGTTGAAGATTGTGCCTGATGACTACCCCGATGATTCTGGTTTTAAAATAACGGAGGACGCTTTTCGCTTTCGTTATGGATTCCAAATCAGTAGAATCGGTAAGGGCCGTTTGTATAGTCCAGCTATTTCAAAACCCGTGAGGGCTCGAAATGGCAAAACTATTAAAGGGCATGACTTACCGCAGTATCGCGATCCTGGTATGTACAGTTTCAAATACTGTACATTCAAGTACCAAGATCATACTGAGACTCTTGTGGGATTAGAATTTTGGCGAAAGCTGAAGTTCCCTCCTGCTCGAGTTCTCACTAGGTACAAGTGTTCTAGTAAGAACGGTTTTGTAAATAATAATTTTTTCTTTTACGAAGTCGTCTCCGAAAGTGCACCTTTCTATTCCGAAAGGAAAAGGGTAGGTGGTTATGTGGTTAGGGAAGGTACATCCTCAAGGTGTACTTACCAGCTAAAAGCTCTGATAGGTAGCCGTTAAGGTCTAATCCCT